CCATTTGAGATTCTTGTTATTAATGCCATTTTATAATTCTTGTTGAATATTATTAGTTACCTACATAAATATATTCTAAATGTAAAATAACTATTGTGATTAATTATCCAAGAATGATTAATCTCTATTTTTTACTTTTGCGGGTTAGATACGGATGGTAAATTTTTATTATACTTCTCTTTTCTAATTGCTTTTTGTGTTTGCTCTCTTTTAATCGTTGTTGGTTTTTTATACTCCTTTCTATCCCTTAATTCCTGAATATGTCCGGATTTAATAACCTTTCTTTTAAATTCTTTAAGAGCTTTATTGATGTCCTGGTTTTTACAGTCCACTATAACAAGTGTTACTCCCATATTAAGAGTGTTTTATATGTTGTATTTTTTGTTTTACATTCGGATATCCCTTAAGTCTCTTTCTTACAGCATCTACATTTTTAAGGGAATCATCAACAAAGAATACATCATCGTATCCCTCATCTTTCACCTTTGTTTCTATCCAATCTGCTTTCTTTTCAGGGTTGTTATCACCTAATGCAACTACTTCGATATTTCTAATACCTAAATCTCTAATAAAATCGTAAACAGGTTTATATGCTGAACGTGCAGTCAGAATGTAAATAGTTCTACCACTATCCGCTGCTGACATTCTCTTTAATAGCTCAAAATATCCTTTAATTAATTTTGGTTCGGTTACCTTTTGAAAATCGGTATAATCCATTACGTCACCCGGTCTCTCTTTGTAAACTGCATATTGACCAGGACTTAATTTTGATTTCTTACCGTCTTTGTGAGTTACATATATAAAAGAGTTTGTTTTGACAAGAGTGTCATCAAAATCAAATATTCTTAATTTTTTGTCTTCGGTAAATAGTGTTCTTGATATTGGCATATTATCCGTTAAGTAATTTTTTGTTTCTTGGAGTCTTTACTAATTTATCATTTTCTTTGGTAAGGAATTCCACTTTAACACTCAATTCAGCTACTTTAGCTGTCATATCTAAAACCATCTTTCTTAATTCATCCTTTTCTTTAGAAGATGCTGTAAGAAGTGCTTCTAATTTAGTAATACGGTCTTTGCAATCATGTCTGATAAACTCGTCATCTTTCTCCTTACGCATTGCTCTCTTTTCATAGTAACGAAATGCGGTTGTTCCACTTAATACTGTGATTGCCGTTATTAATACCGAATATATGTTTTCCATTTAGATGTCTTTTTGTGGTTCTTCTTCAGTTTGAGGTAACGCCGCCGCAACTCTTTCATTTCCTTTTTTATCAAAGTATTCTTTCACATACTTTAATCTCTTTTCAGTATCCAAAATCTCGCGATAATCCATATCCATGAGGTCATTAAGAATCTGACCTCTGTTTGATGTCTTTTTTCCAGTAACTACAATAGCTACTTGCTTCTTTGTAGATGGAGTACCTCTATCATAGTATTTCATAATAGCTTTAAGGTGTGTATCGTTAATACCCATCTCTTTTATGAAATTTTCTCTTATAATACTTCTAATTTTATCTTTAATATTTGCCATTTTTACATGAAATTATAGATATAAATATAATTTTTAGGAATTAGGGGTATTTTTTTCAATCAATTTTACAGCAAAGTCCCTAATAAGATTTGGTCCCAATGAATTCGCTTTATCATAAAACTCTTTTTTTCTATCAATTGGTTTTATTTTACCATTAAATGATGGAATTCTGTTTTCATAATCCTCCGTTATATACAAACCATCCAAAACATATTGCTGAATATCATATCCCAATTTTAAACCCACTTTTCCAGCTTCCATTCCATATGTATCTTCGGGACCATATCCACCAAATTCTTCAGGTATTGTAACAAATTCCCAAAATGATTTAGAATATAAGGTATGCATCCCACACCCAAATTTAATAGTAGGAATTCTTTGTGCTACCATTTTACCAACCTGCTGCGTATATGCACCATCAATCATTTTCTTATCGAGTGCATATCCATATACCGCATCTTTGTAATCCGAATGACATAAAACATCCCAACTGGCATCCCACCATTTTGCAAGAGAAGGTGAAACTATATACATACCATCTAATTGATAAGATACATCTAATTGATATCTAAGCTGCAACTCGTGAAATAGGATATCAGTATCACAAAATATAAACTGGTCATAATCTAATTTATAACTCTCTCTTTTTTGTTGAGTAGTTCCCCAGCACGATTCATCCAGTATAATTTCATTTATGTTTTTAATACCATTAAAAAGTATAGCGAAACGGCTAACAAAGTATCCTTGCTTATATTCGCTATTTTCCCAATCTGTTAATTTTGGATTTAAATTAAGAGTTACTTTGAATGTAATATCATCATTTTCATTTGTGTAAACCAATGCACGTCTAAATTGAAACATCAATCGTTCAACCATTTCCAATTCGGATGGCATAACGTGTATGCAAATAAGTGTTTTTTTCTTAGCCATTAAAATACGTTTTTAAAGAATGGAACTACCATGTCTTTTGTTCTTAAATTAAATATGTGTAGTTGGAATATATCCCACTCAAAGCTTCCCAATGAATCAGTTTGCTGAATTATAAATGGTATGTTTTTTATAAATGTTGTAAAATGTTCGTTGGTTATTTTAGAACCGTCAAACATAATTTGCACATCACCTTTCATTTCATCACCAATCGAATGAACTTTACTCGTAATATCAAACATAGATTCTGTTTGCTCACTATTAACATAATCCACATACATACAATCGACATAGATATTATCACACCAAGGTTCTAAAGCTTTTAATAATTGTGGATGACAGTTATGAACCACAAATGTAGTATCGTATCGGTTTGGAACGATTGGCATCATTAACTCATCATGTAATACATCAGTATGCCACTTTCTCCACCACTCTTTAAATTTATTTTGACGAAGTTTTGTGTATTCTTCTGAATCTTTTGGTTTGTACCACTTTGTCCCATCTGGTAAATCTATTACCCTTTCAATTTCAATACCATCTTTGAAACGGCTACCTCTACACGTCATATGATATACAAAAGCATCTCTACTTTGTATTAACTCATATTGTTGTAAATGAAATCTATTGAATATATCAGAATCTTCTAATTCCATAGGTGCAAACAATTTATCATGTCCACCGATGCACACAAAATCTTCTTTATATAACATCCAAGGTGCAAATATACCTTGAGTTGTTTTACCTTCGGTTACATATTCGGTTTCATAAACGAACTTTTGAAATGCACGATTATCAAATGATTCCGGCTCCATTCCAAAATCCTCCACATACTTTTCAGGACCGGGTGGATGTAATGGTGGTTCGATACGAGTAGCACTTACTACTGATAATGGTTTCAAGTGTTTTAGCATATTACCTACATAATTTTGTGTTACAATCATATCCGAATGTAAAATACTAACAACCGGTGTTTCTGCTAATTGAATACCTTTATCATATAGAACCGTATGCCCAACTCTTTCAGGTCCTTCGTTTCTATATCCTTTAATATACGGATGTTTATCTTCCATCAATTGTACCCATTCCCAAGTCCCATCGGTTGAAGCATCATCTAATATTATTATATTGTGAGTATCACCATAGCAATCTTCAATACTATTTACAGCTTGCTTTAAATATTTTACATTATTCCTACAAGGAATTATAAATGTTATACGTTGATATTTTGTCATTATTTCTTATAATTTTCTAAATAGTATTTTAAATCTTCCGGTGTTCCCAATCCCCACATCTTATCAATGTTGAATGTTTTTATTTTCTTACCATCTCCAATTGCTTCATTGAAAGTAGGGCAAGTATAGAATTCATTATTAGTTCTGATATTCTTACTAATCATTTGTTCTGCATACTTAACATAATCAGAACCCTTTGCCCAATAATAAACACCAACAGTTGCGATATCCGAAATTGGATTCTTCTCTGCTACTTCGGTTACATACCCATATTCATCTACTTTAGCGAATGACCATTTAGGGTGTGTTGCTGTAAATGTTAGAATGCCACCATCAACTTTTTGTTCAATCATCTTATACATAAACTCATTACTATCCCACTCTACGAATTGGTCAGAGTTTGCCATAACTAACGGAGAATCGTTATCAATGAATTCTTTTGCTAATAAAGTTGTACACGCTGCACCTTCCGTCATACCATCCACTTCCACAATCTTACAATTAGGAGTGATTAAGTTTAGGAGAGTATCCAGGTTATACTTCTCTCTATGTTCTTTTTGTACTACATAAATAAATGTAGCATCTATGTTTAGGTTATCTACTACAACTTGAATCATTGGTTTGCCTTCCACATCAATTAGTGGTTTTGGAAATGTATATCCAGCTTGTTGGAATCTACTTCCTGCTCCTGCCATTGGGATAAGAACGTTCATCTTACCACCTTGCCATTTTGGTATGCTCATAGGTTTTGTTTGCTCTAATTTACGAATAATTTTTGATATTTCCAAATCATATGGATTATCAACTCTCAATACACTTGCTCTACTTCTACTTGCCGCTAATAATCCAGGTGGAGAATCTTCAACTATTAGAGTTTCCTCTGGTAGTACACCCATCATACTCATCGCCTTCCAATACATTTCAGGATGTGGTTTGCTATTTTTTACATCCTCATTAGAGAGGATTAAATCCATATACTCAATTAATCCTATCTTTGATAACATAACCAATACAGACCTTCTAATTGAGTTTGAACAACATGCTAACTTATATCCTCTATCTCTTAATTCTTTGAAAACCGAAACCAGTACATGATTAGTTTGTAATTGAGAAATAGCTTCTATTGTTAGATGTTGTTTTCTATACCAGATATCCTCATACAATGTAGAATTTAATCCCTTATTCTTCGTAAGTAATTCTAACTTCTGTGTTGTTTTTAATCCATCGTAAATTGAAAGATGTTCCGATTCAGTAATTACATATTTTTCATCAATTTCTTTTAGTGCCTGATTTAATGTATCATAGTGGATTTGTTTGGCCTCTACCAATACACCATCCAAATCAAATATTATTAATTTTGTCATATTATAATTTTATTTTTAAAGATTCCGATAACCCATATGTTTTCGTTATTGTATTTTCTATTGTTTCCATATTTTGCTTATGATGCAATTCTATCATATCTTTTTTAGAAAACGTTTCATATTTTTTTAAAAATAAGTTTTTATCAAAATAATCTAGACCAATACCAACGCAAGTATAACCATGCCAACTAAAAAAACTGGTTTTAAAATAATTTAAGTTAGTAAAATCACTTGCAACCGGGCATTCATTTTTCCATTTTTCATGCATAACTTTCAATGAAGGTTTCATTGGTGCTTGTTCCGTATAATATTTCCAAAATTCAGTGTCCTTTCGTTTTGTCAGATAATGAAATTGTAAAAAATTTAAAATATCATCATTCATTTCGCAGAATCTATTATTGTACAATTCAACAATTTCATCGGTTGGATTATTTAAATCATACCGATTTAATAAATCTAATTGAGTTATTGTTATCCATATTGAAGTTGCTTCCAATGGTTCGGTAAACCCGGTACTCAATCCTATACCAATACAATTATTTACCCAAACTTTTTTGAAAGAACCCGCTTTAAAATTGATATTTTTAATTACCGATATTGGGTGTCCTAAATAATCTTCAACTTCTTTTTTTGCTTCATCTGGGTTAATGTACTTGTTATCGAAAATATACCCACACCCATGTCTAGATTGTAAAGGTGTTATCCACATCCAACCATATTTCATTGCAATTGCTCTAGTGTATGGTTTTATATCTTTATCGGATGGTAGAAAAAATGGTATTACTGAATTTACAGTCAGATGTTCTTCATACGATTTCCATTCGGTTTTGTATAATCCACCAAGTACTAATCTTTTAAATCCTGTACAATCAAATACAAAGTCACATTTTATATTTTCTTTACTTTTTAAATGTATAATATCAATGTCACCTTTTTCATTTTGTGTGAAACTATCTACAATACCTTCTATTCGTTTAACACCTCTTTTTTCCGCCAAATTTCTAAAATATTTAGCACCCAACGATGCATCAAATTGCAAAGCATAATAATTGGCTAATTCTAAATTATTTCCACTTTTAACAAATGGAGATTTATTATGTTTTAACAATGCATTCGATAATACACAATCATTTAGTGATAAATTGTTTTTAATCAAATATCCGATGTATTCGTTTCCAATTGAAGTATCATACGGGGTTGTATTTGCATCATTAAAACTATAAGGAGAGCTTTTACTATTTGTAACTCCAAATGCGTGAAAATAGCTATTACCATCCCCATTCCAATTTTCAAAATTAATTCCTATCTTATAAGCTGCATTTGTTTTAGCAACAAAATCATTAAAATCAATTTTTAATTGTGCTAACGTTGATATGAATATAGGTATCGTGCTTTCACCCGCTCCCAATATACCAATTTCCGCACTCTCTACAACTTTTATATCGGTATCTGAACCAAATAGTTTATTGGTGTACAAAGCAGTCAACCACCCTGCCGTGCCACCACCAATTATTACTATTTGTTTTATCTTGCTCACTAAAATACTTTTAAGTGTTTACCAACTTTGGTTACTCCTTTGTGTTGAACGGCAATTGTTGCGCATTCATTTCCATAAAGTATTGCACTTTCTATATCATTAGTTCTACAATATTGTATTGTTAATGCTGATATAAATGAATCTCCTGCACCACTATTATCCCTAACCTCAACTTCCTGTACATTGTATTCTTTATCCATATACTTACATCCCTTTCCACTCATAGTTACAATTAACTTATCGTAGAACTCTTTGAAGTATTGCCCAGCTGCAATATTGTTTTCATACTCATGTTCATTTATCTTAATAAATCTAGCACCTAACATTTTCTCATTCACAATCTTTTTAGTATCAATGAATACCGTATCATGCTTTGAGCAAATGTACTGAATGTCATCATACTCTAAAAATCCTTTGTTGTAATCCGATATGATAACTGCACAATAGTTTTCGAATGGAATGTGTTCTATGCCTTCAATTCTTTTTGATTTAGTAGAATCGGAATCTACTCTAATAATTTGGTGATTGGTTTTTTCCTCTACATATCTTGTTTTGGTAATAACTTCTTGATTTGTAATTAAATCAACTTCAACCCCCAATGATTCTATGTTCTCATATACATTAGCTGCCATCCCACCTGTTTCAGTCTTTCTTTTAGGAATGAATACAGGAACAGGTGCTTCAGGACACAGCCTATTGGCTGTACCATAAATGAATACATCTTTACAACTATCTCCTATAACTAATATTTTCATAACTTTTTTATTTTACCAGCTTATTTCCCAATCTTTAAAATCGGCTGCTAAGCAATCAATTTTGTAATCTTTTCTACCACCCATAACTTCTTGAATCTTATTTTTAGCTACGTTACGGATGCCATTCAATCCATGTGTTAATTCTAAATTGTTACCATCTTTAATTCCCTTACGATAGTTTGATTCATTGTGCCAAATATGCAAGTTCATTTGTGATAATACTACAATTGCTCTGATTGTTTCTGCGGTGATTGGTTCTTTGCTTTCATTCAAATATAATTGAATATCATGCACAATTGCTTTAATTTCTTCTCCGTATTCTGCTTTGTGTTCGGCTATAAATACTTCTTTCAATTGTACGATAGATAATCTATCTACTAATTCACTCAATGTTGGTAAATACTTTCTTTCTTCCATAATTAAAGGTTTGTAAAATTTTGATTGTTTTTGTTTACTACGAATTTATATGCACTCATCAATTGTTTGATTCCGTAATCTAAATCATAAATTGGTTTCCATCCTTTGCTTTCTAATTTCTCATTAGATACGATATAATTTCTTTTATCAAAATCTTCTTTGAAATCATCTTGCTTAATCACCAATGATGGAATATGTGATTTAATTTTTTCTGCTAATTCTAATTTACTCAAGTTAGCGGTTGATAACCCTACATTAAATGCCTGTCCTTTACATGCTTCATAATTTTCAATTATAAATTGGAATGTACGAGCTATATCCTGAACGTGGATGTAGTTTCTTTTAAAGTGTGCTTCAAACAATACTAAATACCCATCAACTACACTCTTATAAACAAAATCATTTACTAATAAATCAGTTCTCATACGAGGTGATACACCAAATACAGTTGCTAATCTTAATGATACACCATTACCATTTGCTAACATAGTGTTCTCTGCATCACATTTAGTTTTAGCGTAAAGTGATAATGGATTGAATGGAGATTCTTCTGTAATAATTGAATCGGATGAACCATATTGTGAGTTAGTATTAGGTAAGATTAACTTTTGGTCATCTCTTAATACTTCAACAACATCCGCTACTTGCTGATAGTTTACTGCTATCGTTAATTCTGGATTAGCTTTACACGCAGGCATACCCACAATTGCTGCTAATGGAATAATAACATCATGCTCACTTACTAATTTTTGCAATAACTCTTTATTTCTAACATCCCCTAGTTCAAATTTGAATCCCTCTCTTTTGAATAGATGTAAAAGCGATAATTGGTCATACATTAAGTTGTCCAATACCGTAACTTCGTAGCCGTTATTTAATAACTGCTCTGTCAATGTAGAACCTAAATATCCCGCTCCACCTGTGATTAAAACTTTATTCATATTTTATTTATTTTTTTGTAACATTATGTGAAATGATTGAGAACCGCCTCTTACCCAATATTGGAACGGATACTCTTTAACAACTAAATTCGTATTTTTTAAAACTTCTGGAAATATCGTTGTTAGCCATTCTTCTTTTGTATTTACGGTTTGATGCAAAGGTCCATCTGGATGCATTGCAATTGATGCCAAAAAGATTCCATCGGTTTTAAGAGAATTGTTTATGTTTTCAAACAATAAACTCAAATCAGAATATTTGATATGTTCAACAACTTCCCATGCGGTAATAACATCAAATAAAATAGGCGTTACTTCTTCATCATTAAAAATTTTAAAAGGTTTTGTGATATCGCATGTAAAAAGAATTTTATTACCATACTCTGGCCAATTTGCTCTATTATTTACCAAACTATAATCACTTCCTTCTAATCCAATACTAACATTACCTTTATTGTGCAAATCAACAACCAACTGTCCACCCGAACAACCTAAATCTAAAAAATTTATTTTTTCATTTTTAAAATGAGCTGTAAGTTCATCTAAAAAGTTGATATCGGTTGAATTGTCATGTGCAGTTCCGTGTGGATAAAGGTGGTCCGGTGAATCGGATGCAATTGGGTATTGTGTTTCTATTTTTATCATAATATTTGTTTTTTATTTTTTTTAATTATACCAGTATAAGTTTGGTTGTAACGGCATTGCCACTGTCCAATCGTGGTAATCTTGCTTTACCATTAGAAAATTGATATTGTGTTTCTTTAAAGTTGTAATCATAAAATAAACTTTATCCTTTAAGTATTCAAAGGAATGATTATTTTCCATACCACGTTTTGTTAAAAAGGTTTCTACTATTTTTGTTTCAGCCGGTCTATTAATAACGGTTGATTCCTGATAATCAAATAAATCAAGCATATCAGTTACGGCCCCACTTATACAATAATCCATTAAGTATCCACCACTAACAGTTCCAACATCCGCCGAATTTACATATGCAAAAAATCCTAATTTATCAAAATTAAAATTGTTAATAAATTCATGTAGTTGTACAATAAATTGGTCACTTCTCATTCTGATACAATACTTTTTATTTTGTTTATTTAAATGATTAGCACCTAATAAAGAAGCCGCACATTGTTTATTAACATTTCCAAATCCAGAAAAGCTAGGTACATCTAAAACGATAACTTCAAATCCATTTTCTTTTAATGTATCTATTTTATAATCTGGCTCACTGTTATCTACAACAAATAAAACATTTTTTATACCTTTATAAAAATCTAAAAGTATATCCAAATGTGTCAAATGTCCTATTATCATTATATTAACATCATCGCTAAATCCGTTTCTAACTTCTAAAGAAGTATTCTTGCAATATTCTCTTACATATTCTGCCGAATAATATTTTCTGTATTGTTCCCAACTCATATTCTGTTTTTTATATCGTTATATACTATTGTTAATCCATCTCTTAAAGATGTTTGTGCTTCCCATCCTAATTCTTGTTTTACCAAACTACAATCACACCATTGTCCCCAAATGACTGTGTTCTTTGTTGTATCCCATTCAATATTAATATCTTTACCACTAATTTCAACAACATTATTTGCTATTTCCTCAATGGTACATCTCTCACCTTTACCAACATTATACGGTCCAACTATTTGTTTTGTATTCATTGCTTCAATCATTTTTTCAATACAATCCAATGCATCATTGATGAAACAATAAGAACGAGTTTCCTTTCCAGTTCCCCATACACTAAATGGTACTTCAGGATATTTGATTGCTCTATGTGAGAATACAGGAATTACTGAACCCGTTTCTAATCCATAATCTTGATTTGGTCCGTAGATACCAATGAATCTTGCTATTGCTACTTTCAACCAATCGTTTTCAACTACCGCTGATTCAATCGCCTTCTCACCAATCAATTTTGCCCAACCATATGTTAGTTCAGGATTTGCTGGGTAAGCTTCTGATTCTTTAATCATTGGGGAATCTGCTATCGTTTGTAATTCCTTTGGATAAATGTGTGCAGATGATGCGTAAAAGTATGTATCTATTTTATTCTCAATAATACCTCTCAATACATTACTATCCATTTTTATATTAGAGTTCATCACTTCATATGGCTTTGATAGATACGTTCCAATACCACCAACTTTGGAAGCTAAATGAATTACCATATCTTTACCAATAAAATATCTACTACATTCATCATAGTCTGTCAAGTCACTATGTACCATTTTAATAGATGGAATAACATCCGAAATAAATTCAATTCTACCTCTTTCCAAATTGTCTATTACCGTAATATCATGCCCTTTCTCAACCAATCGTTTAACTAAATGAGAACCTATGAATCCGGCCCCACCTGTAATTAATATTTTTTTCATTATAATCTTACTTTATCTTTATTGTTTGCATACCAATCGATTGTAATTTTTAAACCATCTTTTAGTTTAGTTTCAGGAACATATCCAAATGCCTTTTCAAATTTAGTCATATCATAAAATCTTCTAGGTTGTCCATCGGGTCTATCTGAATTCCAAACTATGTTTCCTTTATAATCTACTAATTCTGCAATCGTTTCAACCAATTCTTTAACAGTTGTTTCAACTCCAGTGCCCAAATTAAAAGGACCACTTTCTTTACAATCAACCGAATCTATAATAGCTTTAACAGCATCATCAACATATAAAAATTCTCTAGTTGCTTTACCAGTACCCCACACTTCTACACTATCTAACTTATTTTCATTAGCTTCAATAAATTTTCTAACCAATGCAGGTACTACATGCGATGCTTCTAAATTGAAGTTATCACCCGGACCATATAAGTTTGCCGGAAGTAATATTGTAGAATCAAATCCATATTGTTCTCTATATGCCCAACTTTGTATAATTAAATTTTTCTTAGCCAATGAATATCCATATGAATTTTCATCTGGTAATCCTAACCAAAATCCTTCTTCGGTGAATGGTACAGGTAAATGTTTAGGATATCCACACCCAGCTGCAAATGATACAACTTTTTGTACATTAAATAAATGCGATGAATGCATCACATTAACTCCCATCATAATATTTTCATAAAAAAATTCAGCAGGTTTTGCCTTATTAATTGCAACTCCACCAACTTTACCAGCTAAATGAAATACTATATCAGGTTTATTCAAAAGAAAATAATCTTCAGTTTCATCCTGATTGATTAGATTCAATTCTGTCGATGATGGTGTTAGTATATTCGTTGCACCCATTTGTGTTAGAATTCTAACTAATGCTTTACCAACAAACCCATTAGCTCCAGTTATTAGTATTTTTTTGTTTATCCAACTTTTCATTTTCTTATTATTTTAATTTATATGCTAATTCGGCAGTTGTTCCCCATCTCAATGCACATCCAGAAGTATTATTACTATTAAATAATTTTCTTTCAAGTTCAACAAATCCGTATGTTTCTTCCATTTCAATTTTCCATAAAAATTCAGGCTTAACATTACAATGAACTCTATCTACTGCACCACTATATGCCCAACTAGCAGCCGATGCGTATAGTACCGAATCTTTATGCATATGTTTTTTTATATTTTCTATAAATTGTGGAAATGTATCTGATTGTATATGTTCAAAATGTTCAAACGATGTAATAACATCAAATTTTACTATATCATTATTTTCGTCCACCAATGTATAATCAACATCAGTTCTTAATATAAAATGGTAATTTTTATCAATAGTATTTAACTGTAATGTTTCATAATTTCCGTCTAAACTAACTGCCAAATAATCATCGCCAAATTCTCTTACTCGCTTGGATATGAATGCTGCACCACTTCCAATATCTAAAAACTTTCTAGCATTTGGATACATTTCTTTTAAATCCTCTGCAAATGCGTACATATCATGCGCAATTGGTTCAATTGTATTTATACCATCGTGGTGTTGATATCCCGGAAATTCCATATCGGTAATACCTTTATTATCCGTATTTAATTGTGTTATTGTTATCATCTTATTTAATTAAATGTTTATTTTCGTTATACCAATCAATAGTTTTTTTAAGATTGTTTTCTAATGTATCTGGTTGAATAGTATCCATCCATCCAAATTTTTCTTTTGCTAAATCAATTTTAAGAACTTTATGTTTAACACCAACAAATCTATTAGTATTATAAAATATGTTTCCATCATATCCTACTAAAGTTTTAATAGTTTCTGCTAAATCTTTAATAGTATGTGTTACTCCGGTTCCAATGTTGATAATCTCACCCTCATAATCGATAACACCTAATAATGCTTTAATTTGGTCTTCCACATAAATTAATTCTCTAGTTTGAGTACCATCTCCCCACACTTCAACTTCAGGTAAATTATTATCTTTAGCTTCTACAAACTTTCTAATTAAAGCAGATACAACGTGCGCTTTTTCTCTATCAAAAGAATCATGTGGTCCATATAAAGTTGCGAATACAACCGTTGTTCCTTTTAAACCATATTGTTCTTTATATGCTTTGATTCCGGTTGTCATAACTTTTTTAGTTAATCCATAGATATCAACTGATTCATGCATCGGGCCATCCCAATAATCAGTTTCACTTAATTCTTGTATGTTTCCAGGATATGAGCAAGAACTACCAATACCAATTAATTTAGCTTGCGGCTGATATTTGTGCCAACAAGTAAATGTATTTGTATGTATTCTACAATTTATATCAAACTGCTCTGCTTTATGATGCAAAGGCCAATCACCCGCACCCTGTAACACAGCTGCGTGTACGATATAATCGTATTCTTTATTAAAATCGGTAAATGCTCTTTCCGCTTCAGAAAGAATTGATAGGTCATAATTTGAACCGAAATAATCGGCTATACCATCATTTTCCGTAATATACTTTGCTAAATTCTTTCCTAAGAATCCAGTTCCACCAGTTATTAAAAACTTTTTACCTTTTACTATTTCCATTTTTTATTGTTTTTTATATGTTCGTATAATTTTTTCGATGTATAATTTAAACTCTTATTATAAGCGTTTTCAATCATTTGTTCGTAATCTTTATAATTGTTAAGGATATCTTTAATCAATCCTTCTAATTCACTATTTTCGTTAAAATAAATAAAATCTTCACCAGGTGTATAATAATCTTCTATTATATTCCAATGGTCTCTTTTACATAATATCAAAGTTCTACTAAACGCAGATTCATGTACTCTTTGTTTAAATTGTGGAACTCTACCATGTTCATCCATATATTGAAATGCTGGATTTTCTTCCCATCTCTCATGCATTCTAACAACTTCTCTTTGGTCAGGTCTAAAATGCAATAAATTATAACATACTGATATTTTTGTTTTTGCAACTATATCTAATTTTTCTTTGAATGAAACATTATGGTCAGTTGGTCTATAAATTCCATCATACCATTGTTGAGAAACAAATTTATAATTAAAATTTCGTATTTGTTGAATACATTCAGCGTGGTCTATACCATGTATACCACCGAAATAACAAACATCATAAATCTTTTCTTGTCTTTCAGGAATTATATCATCTCCAAAAGGATAAAATATTGCTTCATGCCTATCATCACCTAAACAATCATTTAACCACTTTGCAGTATATGGACATATTGTATATACTTTTGTAAAATATAATATTTGTTCAAATGCACTTTGACCGGCAGGGTCTGCCGCGAATACAAACTCACAAGGTTGCCAAAGATTTAAAAGTTTTCTACTTTTAAAGTTTTGATATTGCTTTTGTAAATCAAAATTCAATGTACAATTAATACCATACATTAGAATATCACTATCGCTTTGCTCGGAGTGTTTTTCAATTTTTAAATAATCATTTACTCCATCTGGTGTATCACCACCCATATCTTTTACTACTAGCATATTATATAATTGTTTGGATAAAATTTTTCTCTTTTTAAAGTTGGTTCGTCAGGATGATAATATTCAGGTGCTACCACAATCTTATTAGGATTTGGATTAACATATGCCGCCCACCATCCAAAACTACTAGCATGCGAAAGTATGTTATGGTCACAACTCATTATCAATGAAAAATCATCTATTTGCTGATTGCCTTCTGAAAAAAGAAATTCATCTCCTTTAAAGAAACTTCTACACCAATCAACATCTATTTTATTATCTTCATTAAATCTCTGTCCACCTGTGAATACTAAAAACTTTACATTCTTTCCTTCAAATACTTTTTTAGCGTTGTTAAAGTAAGTTTCATACACACCACCCGGTTCAAACGCTTGAATTAATCCAGTTTGTCCGTTTGTCATATTATCACCTCTCCTAACATGCACACTTACTATTTCGCAGTTATGTTGTCCTTTTAAATAATCAATAAATTTAGTTGCTTTATTTAAATACTCTTGTTTAGGTGTAAGTTCTTTTTTAATTTGTTCGGTATAATCTTCAAAATAAAACATACTTTGAAAAAATCCCTCTATTGTTGTACCATCTGGTAAATTAAAGAAATTAGAATCGTATTTTTGCCAGTTTGGTTCTTCGTAATGATACTGCAATTTACTAGCATCTTCCTGTGTTAGATATCCACATTCTATATTAAACTTATCTAACAAAGAAGTTTGTCCATGCCAACTCATTGTTTGTGGATTTGGTATTTTTACTTCATATCCATTTTTTAGTGCCAATCCCTTTAAAGCTGCATATTGAAACAATTGATTTCCCAATCTTCCTAACTCTCCTAATTTATGAAATGTAACCATTATTCTATTACTTTATTATTTTTAAAAACGGTGAATTCAGTTAAATCTCTATAACCATTCAATTCTCCCTGGTCTGAATTATGAAGTGGTAAGTTTTGCATCATAGCCAAACCATGTGCTGCTTGTTGTGGAGTCATATACATATTCCATCCTAAAAACTCAATATCATCATCTTTGTAATACTTCTCACTTCTACCTTCATAACGAGCTCTTTTAAACCATTCAGCCGCTTTAGCATCATCGGTAAGAATCATACCACCTTTCCAAATTGGAAGTAACTTTTTAATATGAAACGATAATCCCATATAAGTTCCTGGCTGATACATTCCTTGTGTAAATCTTTTAGCTGCATCCCAAATCGGATATGGTTTCAATTGATATGCACCAACCCAATGATTTGTTTCAGGTCTTTTATCAAAGATAACTTCTCCACCGGCGTGTATAATTGATTGTGGAACTGAAAGATATGTTTTGGATGGGATAGTAACTTCTTTTACTTCCAAATATTTACAAATTAAGAATAGTGCGTTTGTACAACTATCAATTGAAATAGCAAATGGTGCTTTCGTATATTCTGCTACTTCTTCCTCAAACATCTTTACGATTTTATATGGGTTGTGTAATTTTATCATATTAATTTTCTTTTATTATTTCTATACAAAGAATATTCTTATCATTTATCATAACAAGTCTACCATCTTTTGTTTCAAACTTTGTGAACTGTCCTTGCTTAATCGAATCAGTATCAACTCCATTAAATGTTCTTTTTTCTCCACCAACAAAGTGTAGAATTTTAGAAACATATTTTCCTTTTGCTGTGATTGAACTTTTTAAGCTAACCATTTTGTTTTTTAGTTTATAGTATGTAAAGTTTTCATCTCTACCACTAACTTCAAATCCACAACTAATGAATAATTTATCACTAGCTATGTTTCCTAATTTAACTTTAGCGTATGCGGTTGGCCATATAGCCATAGCAGATTTTATCATAAATTTACCAACACCCATTCCGAAAAAATCAGGATGTGTACATACTCTGATATCATCTTCTATCACACCCACATATCCTGCGGGCTTACCATCTAATAAAGCAATACGATAATATTGTGAATTATCCGTCATATACTTTATTTGTTGTTCTTCGGTGATTGGATTTGTTTGTAAAAAACCATCAATTACTCTACCATCCATTCGAAGTTTTCTTACGAACTCCCAATATTCTTTTGTACATTCTACTATTACCATATACATATTTTTTGAATGTCAGCTCCACCTCTATATCCCCAAAATGCCTCTAAATAACCTCTATGAGTTGGCATGTTCATCATTGGTGTAAGACACGTTCCAATATCAATATAAGAATTATTGGGAAAATCTCTAAATAGTTCATACACTGCCAAGTTGGTGAATGTAGAAGCTGAAAATAAGAACACGTGATTTGTGATATTATTTTCTTTAATCCATTGTCTAATAATGTCAATTTTATCATAATCGTTTACAAATGCGTTATATCCCACTCTAAAATCTTTTTTAATGAATGGTAGTTTTGATGTATCTGCACTTTCATGTCCAACAAACACACAATCTTTACTATACAAAATTGGAAGTGTGTGCATAATGAATAGTGGATAGTTACCATTAACCCAAAGATTTGCCCAACTCAAACTCTCATCATCACCACCATGCAAATCCAATTGAAACTTAAATGCTTCATCACCTACACAACATTTACAACTAATACCTTTATAATAATTTGGTTGTCTATGTTTGTATGCTTCAATTAATCGATTGTATGATTCACCATGTTGTTTTGGGTCATAGTGTTTAAAATCAGCCGGTTGATAAATACCACCTTGCTTTTGGTCTCCAATTTGAATTACACCTTTGTCCAAAACCAATTCTTTATTTTGAAGAATATACAACTCACCGTCAGAATATCTTGCAAAACCAAAATGAATATCATTTCTAATCATTTCAGTAAATTTTCCAAAATGTTCTCTAAAATTTTTCTGCATCTAATATCTTTTTAATCTTCTCCGCTGCCCTACCATCACCATACGGACAATTTATACAAATATACGAATTCTTTTCCAACTCACCAAATAATTCTCTTAATTTTTTTGGGTCTTCGCACATATGTAAGTGACCGGTTTGGATACCTTCTGGTCTTTCAGTTGTTTTTCTACATACAATAACTTTCTTATTAAAGAAAGAACCTTCTTCTTGTAACCCACCACTATCCGTTATAACCAATTTACAATCTCTTAAAATGTTAATCGTTTCATCATGCGATAGTGGTTCTACAACATCCACATTATGTAGTAAATGCTTCCATTTTTGAACGTTTGGATTCGGGTGGATAGGTAATATGAATTTTAAATTTGGATACAATATTGCCAACGCATTTATCTCTCTGAACCATTCATCTAACCAATGATGATTTTCTCTACGATGCATTGTTACTAAAATAGTATCACCATAATCACCCTTCTCATATTTCATAAGGTTATCCAATACGGTATTTCCAACTATATGAATATCTCCTTTTACTCTTTCTGCTTTTAAGTTATCAGCTGATAGTTGTGTTGGTGCAAAGTTTACATCTGCTAAACGGGCTATCATCTGCCTATAACCTTCTTCTGGATATGGATTTTCCAAATCATAACTTCTCAACCCAGCTTCCATATAATAGATTCGGATTCCTCTATGATATGCTGCTAATGCACATCCGAAAGCAGATGCGGTATCACCCTGAACTAATACTCCACTAAATTTATATGGTGGAAATTCTGATAAACAAGATGCTATAACATTATCCAATCGTCCACATCTAAGCAATTGAGCAATTGGTATTTTAAAATTTACTGAAATATCATTCAATAAATCTTCATGCTGACCTGTAAATAACAATCGGTATTCCTTCTCATCCATTGTATCGATAAGAGGTTTTACTTTCAACCATTCAGGTCTAGTTCCAAAACATATTAATAATGGTAGTTTATTTTTCATTTACTAATTTCCAGCCTTTTTGTCTTTGTTCATTAAAATACTGATTCATCAATTGTTTAAACGGTGTACCATCTATACTTTTTTGATTTGATTCCCAAAGTGAATTAGCATCCCCACCATAAGTTCCACCTTTTAAACTTCCCCACATTTCCATATCAGAACGAGGATGTGGTGGTACATATGTTTTTATTCCGGCATACTTTTGTAACATATATGAAAAGTGCATATCTTCACCACAGGTATTGTATTTAGGGTCTGGTAATTCTCTTACCATAATAGGTAACCACTCCTTCTTAAAGAACCAACTATGCCCCACTAAATCTACTTCTACAGTCCTATCATTGTTACCTTGCTCCGGCCATCCGAAACGTAAGTAGTGTTCGTAGTAAGATGAATGTTGCGGTGGTAGTGGATTTAAGTAAAGTAATCCTACCGTTCCCAATAAACCTTCCTTCTCATTCATTGTGTTCATACAATTTTCTAACCACTTCTTACCAGGAATTGTATCATCATCAAATACACATACATAAGGATTCTTAGCGTTCATAGCAAAGTAAAATCTTGCCCAAACTCCGAAGTTGTAATTACAATAGGCAACGGGAACTTCCGTACCAATATCGTAATTAATCAAATCATTATCACCAGGATTATTGTACCATACCAATATCTCGTCAGGTGGTAATGTTTGGTTTTTGAGAGCCTGTATTTGTTCATTTAGATTCTCTCCTCTTTTGTAACCATTTAATATAACTGTTATCATAATTCTGCCATTATTCGTTTTATCCAAAGTTCTTTTGAAAAACAAGCTTCATAATTATTTTTTGCTATTTCTGAACATTGATTATAAAACTCTTTATCATCTCTTAATTGTATTGCTAATTCTCTTGCGGTTTCCAAATCACCAACGGCTACCGATAACGATGGATGGCAAAGTAATTGTGTATCCACATCAGCATTACCGATACACGGAATACCAAAATATGCACAATTCAAAGCAAATGTTCCAGCTGCTACCGTTGGCATCATATGAACCGCATATTTGAATGTTGATAATACAGCCATCCATTCATTCCACATCATTCTTGGTAAGTGATTTAGGTTATCCATACTAGCTTCGCCAACTCTCATAGCGTGTGATGTTTGAGCCCAAATAGGTACTTCAAAATTTCCAGCTATCATATAACTTTCAAACCCACCATACCATCTTGCAAAGTTACCACCTATAATTGCTTTATCTTCTTTTGTAGGTTGGATATCTTTGATTAGAGTATCAATCATCAATGTACCAATAGGTCTGATTTTCTTATTAGGAAATAATCCTTTGTAATAATATACATCGGAATCGTTATGTGTAAAGATTGAATCACAAGATTGTAAAAAGTTATAGAAATAAATTTGGTCTGCTATCTCATAATCATTATACCACCAATGAGGTCCTTCTTGTACATAGTGAACATTGATATTACCCTGTTGTTTTATTTTACCAACAATATCTTCTCTAAGCAATTGTGAAACTGGATTAACTCCATTTACTAATGTACTTCCTTCCGAACTTAAAAATGTTTTACCTTTTGGGAATATAACAAACACATGCTCATATCCTTTTAACTCATCAAGCATATGAATATTAAAATGGTCAGCATCTAATGCATACATCCAAGCAAACTCCGTTCTCATATTTGGATGATTTGCTGGAACTTTACCCATAAATCCCATTTCAGTTAAGAATGCTATTCTCATATTGTATCGTATAATTCATTTTGCTTTTCTTGCCTTTCAATTTGCTTATGATGATATAAACAAAATTGTTCTTCTTGCGGCAAAACCGAAAGTGTATTATATCCAACAATTCTTTCATGCACTTTACCTTGCCATTCTATTTCGGATGTTCGTCTATATAGACGTGTTTGGTAATCAGGAAAATTTATCCATTCTTTCTCATTAACTTTCCATCCCCATTTTTGAATATGTTTTTGTGTTAATCCGGTAACCGTATTTATTCTCGGTACAAAGAAAAGGTCAACATCCTTATTGTAATCCAATAGTTCATGTATATTTTCAATCAAATATTCCGATGGCATTTCATCTGCATCAATTTGGAAAATAAAAATACCATTTGCATGATTTTTCAAATTATTTTTATACGATGCAAAGTCTTTGTTTAAAGGAAACGCAATTATTCGTATATTGGAATGAAGTTGTTTTATAATATTCAAATAATCTTTTACTTGCGATGTAACGGAATCCGAATCATATTGGATTAGTATCTCATCATCAGCATGTACTCTTGGGTGTAAAAAATTAATTAAGTTTGTAATTTCATTTAACTCATTACAAACGGTAACGGCATATGTAACATTTATCATAAAAAATATTATTCTTCGGGTTTATCTTCTTCTTTTGTTTCCTTTTTATTTAAAAGTTTTTTTAAATATTCATTATCTAATTTCATTAAACTGATTCGTTTAACACCGGATAAAAGATATGTTCTATATGAACCCGGTGCCATCTTATATAAAGAATCATTTTTAACTGCACTAAATGTTCTAGTTCCAATTCTGTTATCTCTCTGTAAAAGGGTATCTATTTTAGATTCCATAAGAGCGTTATCGATATCGGAAGCTTTTGTTGTTCTTTTAAAATTCTTTTTTAACCATTGAAAAAATTTTTCCGGTCTAACTTGTGTAATTTTTATACACAATAATTTTTTATCAGGTGTTATACCTAATAAAAAAACTATTGAAGTTTTTGTACCGCTTAAAGTTTTTACTTTCCCATCGGCATATTCATATGTAACTATTTTATAAATGTTTCTTGGAATTAATTGATTCTTCGCAACATTTGTTTCTTGTATAAAAAATTTACTATATGATTGTCCGTACGGCATTATACTTTGTTAAGTTTTGGTATTTGAATTTTTGCTTTATTTAGTTGTGGTACGTTAAATGGTACTACCTTTGGCGAAGCCTTTACATTTGATTCCAAAATCTGAATAAATCGCTCATTCATTTTTTCTAATGTAAAGTTATTCAATGTGTTTTCTTTCAAACCTACTGATTTTGATAAATACTTATCATAATTCTTATAAACATCATATATTTTATTTGCCGCAACACTATAATTAACAGTAAACCATTGTGCCTCTTTAAGAATAAATTGGTCTGCTGCTGATTCATCTACTGGTGTTAATGAACCTTCTAATAAGTCAGCGTATTCGCCTGGTAAGAAATCCAATTGCCCACTCCAACCACTAGCTATAATTGGTTTACCTGTCAAAGTAAATTCGGCCATAGGTCTACCATATCCTTCTCCTTTAGCAAATGAAATCATTGCTTTAATTTTTGGATTATGATATAAGTTACTTACATCAATTTCTTCCATATCACCATGTATCAAATATACAGATGGACATTTATCACCAAATGATTTCAATACTTCATCTATTTTTTTACGAGTTTCTTCTCTATCAATTACACTAAATCCAGCGTGAGATGTTTTAACAACTAATGCGGGTCTTTTATCTTTTGGTAGGTATTGGAATACAGTTGCAAATGTTTTAATTGCCATACCAATATCTTTTCTATCTTGTCCCAATGAACCTTTCAACCAATGTCCTACAATTAAGAAACAAAAATCTTCTTTCACATTTTCCAATACATTATTACCAGTTCCTTTAGAAAATATTTCAGTATCAACCCCTTCAAAAAGAACTTCAATTGGAGTTGTTGTTCGTATTTCACCAACAATCTGTCCACTAGCTTGGTCTTTTTGCTGATATACAGTTCCACCTAAATTATTTTTTGTAAAATTCGATGGTACGATGATTAGATTCATTTTGTTAGAACCATCAATAAAATCTTTTGGAGCAATTGTGGTTTCTACACCAGCAGTTACACCAATGTTATAATGTCCTTTTGGCTCAAATTCGTTTGCTACTGAAACTTGCATAAACACATCCGGTTTTTGTTCAATACCGGTGATAACTCTCTCTAACATCCATCTACCAAATTCAGATTCGCCATCTACTTGATTTTGTGGAGTGTTACCCCAACGAAGTGGAATAATTTTAATGTCATATTTGTCCATCTTGCGTAGGGATTTCATTAAATCTCTACAATGGTCTCCATAACCACTACGAGTGAATATAGGTCCTTGAAATACTAATGTTGGTTTCATTCTTTATAACTTATTTAATTTTAAATACCTCAAATCTTTGGCGAGGTTTCCAATTTTCAAATGTAGATTCAATTCCATCTACTAAAGTTTGGCACATATTCGTATGATTCAAACCGGCTTCATTTATGAAAAATTCTCTACCAATCAATCCATTTGCTTTACGAACTTCTTTTGGTGTGTTATACACTTTCTCAATTGCTTCTGCAACTTCCGTAATATCAACTCTATCATCCCAAATATAAGGTGTTGGTACTGAACCTGCCAATGATTGTGCTCTACTCCAAACAGGAGTTACCCAAGGACCAGGTTCCGCTTTACCTTCCCACTCTCTCCATTGGTGTAATGAACCAATCTTAATATAATCGTCTGCGGTCAATACTTTACCATTCACTTTAAATCCACATTGGTCTTGCAATCCACCAGTTACGTTTACAATGATTGGAGTTCCAGCCATTACTGATTCTGCAGTTGCTAATCCAAATCCTTCGTTATTAGCTATGTTGATTGTTGCATCTGCTATATTATAAAGAAAATTTAATTCTTGTTGTGGTCTTCTTTTTTCAGAGAAGATAATGTTACAATTAGGTGCTACTGCATCAATTACAGCTGGCAAATCCGTACCATTCTCATCCACAGGTTGTGTATGCATTACTAATACACATTTATCCGCTTTCTCTTTACCAATTTTATCACAAAACTTTTGAAATGCTACAATAACATCTGCAGGTTGTTTTCTTCTGATGTTACGATTACTCCAATATAATACGAATTCATAATCTTTACCACCTAAAATTTCTTTACGATAATCATCAGGCACTTCGGTTGGTTTGTACATATCGGTATTGATACCATGTGGTACATAACTTACTTGCCAATCCTTTTTAGGTTTCCAAGTTGGTTTAGTATCTAATGCTGATAATCTTTTAATAATACCATATGTTTGACGTGAGATACAACCAATCCAATCACAACTTTCATAGTAGTTACGATTGTATAATGGGTCTGGTAAATCATCCCAAATTGCGTAAAATAAAATTGGAACATTTTGTCTAATTTCATGTTCGATATCATATAACCATGTCCAATAACGAGGGTCAGTAAAGTGTAAGATAGCATCTGGTTTTTCGGAATTAATTAGTTGTCTAATCAAATCTGCATTACCATATCCATTCCAAGGAAGTATCTTTAGAGAAGCGTCAGGTATACCATAATTGGTTTGTATATCCTCACTAACATCTAAAACTCTACCCTGTTCTGGGTGGTTAATTGCCGCTCCAACTTGAAACCAATCGTACTTATGTATAGTACCTAAAACCAATTCTTTTGAAACGGTGGCTATACCACTCGCCATTCTTAAATCATCTGAAAGTAACAGTATTTTTTTCTTTGCCATAACTAATTTTAAAATTGTGAACCTGAAATTTGAAGTTTCGCGTATTCATTCATTTCTTCTCTAAATTTTTCATCATTAACGTATCTTTCAACCGTTCTATTAACTAATTTTTGTAGTGTAACATCCGAGTTAAATGATACTTTTTTAAAGGAAGAATACACATCTTTCAATATTTTCACAGTTGTCAGCTTTGTATTTTCTTGATTCATTTTAATATCTATTTATATATGTATATATAAGTATATAGAAACAATAAAAAACAATAACTTTTAAAGAACTTTTTTTATTTATCCGCCTTACCATCACATATCCCTCTATTCATAAATTCGCACCACTTACAATTCTTTTTGTTTTGTCCAGGTACTTTAGGATATGGTATATTTTTAAAACTCCCTTCATCATCAAATACAGTATTGATAAATTCCATAAACTCATCATATACTTTATTTACGGATGGTGTTCCATTTGGCGGAACGTGTTTTGATATGTAAGGAATAGGAAATGCCGAATCTTCAGGCAACTTCCTTCTCATAATCTGATATTCTACTTTTATTTTAGTAATAGGAACATTAAATAATTCCGAATAGTATTTTTTATATAATAGGATTTGTGAATTTTTCATCTTATCAGCTTTCTGATACTGATTCCAACCCATTGTAGATGTCTTAAGGTCGATAATGATAATTTCATTGGATGCCAAATCTCTTAATACGATGTCTATGAATCCGATAAAATGAACACCTGGTTTAATATTCGCATTTAATGGAATTTCAATACCAACTAATTCATAACCAGATTTGGAATAAAACTTACTACAATATTTTTTAAACCAAGTAAGAATTCTTCTACCATCACCATAAAATTCTTCTAATTCAATTTGAGTACAAGGAGTACCCTCACTAAGTGCTTCTTTTTCTTTGGTGAAGTTTTCTTTCATTCTATCTAATAACAATCTATCCAACTCAATTTCATCGGCTTGTTTTTTAGATACACCATACATCACCGATAAGTAATGTTGAATTGTTTCGTGCATTGAACTACCAAAAAGAGTGTGAATGTTACCAGAACTTTCACCTAATTTATCTATGTAATTTAACTTATATTGTTGGGGGCAGCTACTCCACATTGAGTACTGCGAAAATGATACTTTTGCCATTTGTTTTATTTATATAAAGATACGAAAAAATGGTGATATTACCAAATTAAATTTTGAGTTTTAACTTGGTAATTAATTTAGGTTCAGTACCATACGCCTCTGCAATCCGTTTGATTTCCTCTCTACCGGCTACACTTTCGTATAATATATCAATATATTCGGATGCTTCTTTTGTAGAAACTTCGTACCATTTAGCTACTAAATCGATAATCCATTGTTCATAATCTTTTACCGATTTGCCCTTCATGTATCGAAGGTATGTTTTACCTTTTGGTATAACACCGATTAGTGCTTTATAAACTGCTTTAGGTGGTGCTTCTTGAATATAAGGTTGTATCTCTGCTATCATTTCTACCCAATCAGGGTTCATAGACATGTAACGTATGATTAACCAGTTACTCCAAGTCTTTTTATCAGCATCATCTAATTTATCCCAATACTTTGGGTCCTGTTCTTTTGTAATTGCGTTGATATGGTCAAATAATCCTTTAGCCATTTGTATCTAAATCTATTTTTGGTTCAGCTGACATTTTATCTTTTGCTTCTAATGCTCTTAATTCAAGAGGTTTAAATGGTTCGAATTCTTCGCCACAACTACCACATATAAGTAAATCAAATGGAATAACCATATCTTGTGCCCCACCAAATGATAACTTTGATAATCTTCTTACTTTTATAGTTGATATGAATTTATCATATCCACAATTCTCACATACCATCGGTAATGATTGTGAAATATCTACTTTAGGTTGTCCTCCCGGCATTTGCGGAACGTCACCTTGTCCAATAATGTTTGCCATATTATATTAAATTTAAAATTTGAATTAATGTTGCCGCTGCAATAATTTCTTTATCTATTGCTACTGCGGATTTAGCCACCCCATCTCCCAATACAAGAATAACGTTTGCTGTATTTTCTCCTGCATACTCATCAACCTTATCATATAGTAATGTATAAAGGTCAGAAAAATCAGTTGCCTTTGAATCTAAAATAGCCTGCCTAATATTCATATATTTATTTCTCTTATCATCTTTTGATTTAAGAATTTCCAAAACTTTCATTTTGTAATCATTCTCTAAAAGATTTTGAACATCTACTTGCAATTTACCTTTAAGAGAGTTTAATTGACAAGTATTAATAATTTTACGAATATCAGGATAAGATGAATCAATAATTGGAACTAAATCTTTCGGGTCAAATTCAACGCTTTCCGCTCTTAAAATTTTACTCATTTGAATAGCAACATCCTTTTTAGTAGGTGGTGTTATTTGGAAAGTTTGACAACGGCTTTGTATTGGTTCGATAATCTTTTCAACATAGTTACAGGTCAAAATAAATCTACAATGTTTACTGAATGTTTCCATTAAGTTACGAAGGATTGCCTGTGCGTTTGGTGTCATATAATCAAACTCATCTAATATAATGATTTTATATTTTTTAAAACCCATAGATGATGCGAAGTTCTTCACCTTTGTTCGTACTGTCTCAACGTTATTTTCATCCGATGCGTTTAGAATCATATAATCACAATCAATTGATTTTATAATCAATTTTGCCAACGTTGTTTTACCAGTACCGGCTTTTCCAAAGAACAAAAGATGTGGTACATCTTCGGTTTCAATATAACCTGCTACTTTATTTTTTAAATGCTCATTACCTACATAATCATCCAATTTAGATGGGCGGTATTTTTCTACCCATAGTGAATGATTTATTTGTTCTTCTTCTTTAAATTCAAACATATTTTTTATTTTATTATTATTAAATCGGTTGGTGTTGGGATTCCTAATTTTTCAAAGAAATCCGCTCTATATACGTCAAATGCAATACTAATTCTTTTATGTCCCTGATAAGGTAATACTTCATGAGGAACAATACACGAAAAGAAATGTATATTACCTTTTATACTTTGCATAGGAACTGTGTTATTATCAAAATAATAAATGGTTTCTGAATCTATATCATTTTCTAAAAATAAGTGTCCGCAGATTGTGCTAAAAATATTTTTTTTAAAATCATCAGTTTCTATGATTGGTTCAGCGTGGTGTATATGTTTTTTTATATATTGTTCTTTTTTCAAAGAGTTTGCCCACATTTTTATTAGAAAAGTATCTCCACCAATTATTTGTGAAGAATTATGGATAATTTTGCGTTTTAGATATTCCAACTCATCCCATTTATAATTTAACAAGTTGTAATATAAATGCTTTGCGGTTATAGTATTTTCAGGAACTTTATCATAATTTGATGGACCTAAATTCATAATTTCATCCTCTACACTAATAATTTTTTGTGTAAGAGAATCGCAAATATTTTCTTCTAAACTATCTTCCGATAATATTTTACTTTTCCAAAGTATTATTTTTTCTTCGTAATTCATTATTTTCCGGTTGAACCAAAACCACCATCACCTCTTTCGGTATTTGATAATTCTTCTACTTCCATAAATTCAATTGGTGGATACGGTATAATCATAATTTGTGCAATTCTATCACCTACTTTATACCAATCATTTACATTAGTATGAGATGCTTCATTTACTTTCATTTCATCATACATAGCTTCGCCGCCAAATAATTTATTAAAAGTAGCTTGTAATTCTCCTCTATATCCACTATCAATTACACCAACTGAATTACTTAATTGTAAACCAGTCTTTCTAATCGATGAACGAGGGAATACTAATCCTACGAATCCTTCAGGTATTTCTAAAGCGATACCTGTACCGTATGTGATTTGTTCAGGCGTATCTTTAAGGATTTCAGTTGCTACTAAATCCATCCCAGCATCACCACCTTTGGCGTATGTTGGAATTACAGCATTAGGCTTCAGTTTCTTTATTTTCACTTGCATATTCATTCATTTTTTCTTCAAAATTTTCTAAATCGATTTGTGCTTCAATCTTTAATTTATTTGCCTCTTTTCTCATTTTTTTACCTTCGCTTGTAATTGGTCTAGCGAACAGTTTAAATACTTTGTTACTATTGGTATGTTTAAAAGAAATATATGCACCTTCAATATTAGAGATTGTAAATGTAACGGTTGGTTCATCTTCGGTATCGGTATCTTTATCCGTCCAAGCGAATACCTGTGGTTCATCTTCGTCAAATTGAAAAACCCACTCACAATCTTCAATTCTTTTTTGTTCCACCAAAGTTACTCCTTCAGTTTCTAATTTTTCATTTTTCATTTTATGTTTTTTACAATACAAATATACGAAAAAAAGTTTAGAATTCAAAAAACTTTTTTGCGTTTTGCGATTCCGCCGATGCCATCTCCCATTTAAGTGCACCGAAGAAATCATTAAGTTTATTTTCTAATTCTGCTTTATATATTTCATCTCTATCAATGTAGGTATCGATAAAATCTAATATCTCTTTCGGGTCATTATAATCTTTAAATGCCACCGTATCAATTCCTAATGGATTTTGTTTAAGATATACCCATTTTACTTTTTCACCATCTCTAATCGGTTCATGCTTAAACGGACACTCAAAGAATTTAAGTAATCGGTTATAAGAAATACCGGCTTTAACGTGAGCAGGAGTTCCTTTCTCAAAATTAGCAATCGCTAATCCACTATCCTTTCTCCACTTACCTTTGTCATACTTACTCAATTCTTTAATAGCTCCACCTTTTGCTATTTTATTAATAGGAAGATTATAAATGTTCTTTTTAAATTCTAAAAGTGATTCATTTATTTCTTCGTTGGTCTTACCCATCAAGATATCTTTCAACATTTTTGCCATAAAGTCCTGAAATGCTTTGGGGAATGATGAACGAACCACATCCAATCCTTTCACATCCAACTTATCACAAGGAATACCATTTTTCAAAATCATCCATTGTGCGTATCTTTTCTTTGCTACCCAAAATCCCGCCTTACTGATATATTCCTTTTTGATTTCAAAACGATGTTTCTCTTTAGGAATACAAAAGAATCTTTCCGCTAATAAGTTATAAAATGAATTTAAGAATGCTTGTGTTTCTTCTGCAACAGTATTAACTTCCGCGGCCATTCTATCTTGGTCAAATGTTTTATATTCAGGATATCTAAACTTAACCAATGGTTCTGCCATCATATAAATTGAATCGGTATCAATGTAAACGTTGTAATCATCTTTTGTACCTAACTCTTTTTGATATTTCAGATTAGCCATTTCTGCAGTTTTCTTAATTACAGTTTGACCTGTAATTGTTACAGCTTCGGCGTTATCAATATCATAGAAACGAAATGCTACAAGTCCTAATACACCATACATTGAGTTCAAAAGAATCTTTTGTACCAATTGTCTTTTACCATAGAATTCATACTTTTCAGTATCACCCGCTTCACCATACTTCTTCTCTAACTTTCTGAATTCAACCCTTTGTTTAAACCACGTATCCAAAATATCTGCAATCAAACCTGGCTTCTTTTGTGTGTATAATACACCATTTGCAGCCACACCCAATTGATTATCTTTGATAACTTCTTCTAACTCTTTTCTATTATATGTAAACTCTTTTGTTTTACCAACAATAGTATATTGTCTATCTTCACCTCTAACCCAAGATTCAGGATCCCAATTATTAATTTTACCAACTTTAGTTTCTGGTGAAATATTAAGAGTCATAATGATTGATGGATATAGGGATGTTAAATCCAAGTCATATATCCAATCATACTTTCCAACAATTGGTTCTTTTACATAAGCTCCAATGAATTTTTCTTCACCGGCTTCAGATTGTTCTGCAAGTTTATCTTTGTGATTCTTTGGTTTATTCGGTGCTACTAATCCTTTCTTTTTAAGATATGCTAAACATGCCCCTTCCAAATACTTTGATGAGAAAATATAATCCTCATATGGAGTAAATCCAGAATGACAAATCGCTCTACTTAACTCAATGAATTGAAGTTTTGTATCCATCGATACAACTAACTCAACGTCAGTAATGTTATATTCAATAAACTTTTCTAAATCATTTTCAAAAAGGTCATCCAAACTTCCTTCGTATTCAATCTTACCTCTGCCTAATTCTTTTGTTGCGATATGATTAAGAGTATATGAACTTTCTAAACCAAAGTTGTATCTTTTATACAATCCGATATAGTCCATAATACTCACACCCGCAATACTATAACGATTACGATATGGTGACCAGTATGTTTTACCTATACAAGATAAACGATTAGCCTGATTTTCTCCACATACGTTTTTGATACGATTGTAAAGATATGGAACGTCAAAGAAATCAATATTCCATCCTGTCCAAATCGTTGCGTTTACACTTTCAACATAAGTTAAATACTTCGATAAGAGTTCGCGTTCAGTATTAAAGATATGAACATGCACATCCCTACCATCTTTTTGAAATGATTTACCTTTTACTTTACCTTTCTTATCTACAACAAATACGTGATATTCTTTTGTAGCATCATCGTATGCTGCTATTGAAGTAATTTCGTTTTCTGCTTTTTCAATGTTTGGAAGTCCTGTTATCATTTCTACCTCAATATCAAAAGTCAAAACGAT